ACAGCAAATGGGCGTTCTACTCGGCGATAATAACGAAACACTTCCTTTATACGGGAAAGAGGTTCGAGGTAGACGCGACAGGTATAACTATTATACCGCTACATCTGGGGATCAAATATACCCTCTCCCTGTTTCCATGGGTGATAGAGATTGCATGGATGATATAGGCTGCCAAGAAATTTACGGTAACGAATCTATTAGCGTTATGGGTAATGACTCAAACTTCCAAGCTAAATTGTACAGAACCGACAATTTTTTTTAACTCGGGTTATATAAATGAACGCCGTAGAGCTCGAAGCTTATGATTTAGAGCAGGTTGTTGACATAAATACGAATTATATGGGACAATCAAAGTCTGCTATACAAACATATTATGATAAGATAATTGAGGAAGAAAAAGTTATAAATCAAGTTAATATTAATATAGGAAGGTTATCTACCCTCGTAGATGACGCGTATAATAACGTGATGGATCAAAATACATCCGTTTCTGACTCTGAATATTTTGTTCAAGCAATATCGGATGCTAATGATTTGGCGAAAGGATATCACGACGTGGGTATACAATCCCAAACTAACATAGAAGCATATATGGGTTACATTTTGAACGAATATGATTTGATCGAACAATATGCAAATATCATCGATCAAAAAAAGCAAGAGATGGACGATTTATATACTCGTTATATCATCGCGACGTAAATGTAATACCAAATTTTTTGGATATTAATTTTTTAGCACCTTCTAAGGATGGTTTACTCCACAAGAGCCAGCGAGACCAAAATCCAGCCGTTTTTATCCCCTTTTTACTCCACGTTTCACCCATTCTCCCATGACGAGCTAAATATCTACGCATACGCGAAGGATCTTTATGAATCGTATAATCTGAATACCCTTTCCCTCCAAAATGAATTTTAGATCCATCCTGAAAAATGGCGGTAAACTTTTTTTCAGGGTGTAAACTTTTTATAAGTTTAACCCTCATTATTTTATAAGTAATATAATAATACCATGGCCAGATGGTATAATAATGGATCGTACACGGCTTATGGAAATAATATTTATTCAGAAACTGGTACAAATAAATTTTATCTCGATACGGGTGGTTCTAACGGATTTTTATTAGGAACACGAACGTGGAGTAATGGTAGATGGAACTATAGTACCGGGACGGGTGATGGTGCTGTAGTTCGTTTAGAGGATGGAAGTGAAGTATTATATACGGGAGGGTATAAATCTGGGGGCAGTACTTGGGCGCCGTCTGATCCAATTACGTATAAAATAGATGCATATGAAACGGGTAAAGTATTTAGTCTTCCTGCGGGTACGGAACGTCTATCAGGAGATGGTTCTTTTAGATTACCAGACGGTACTGTCATACCTGGAAAATCTAAAAAAATGCCAGATGGCAGTTTTGAGCAACCTGAAGGAACGTATAAATTAACTAAAACAAGTTCAAATAACGTTGCGACAAACAAAGCGGGCGTCGAATCGGATGTATCTACCGCAAAAACAACAAAAAATGCGGCAACTACTCAGAAAAATGACGCGGTGTCAAAAGTGGGAGATCTCGAAATTTCGATGCGAAATTTCGATGCGAAATTCAATACAATGAAAAGTCGGTACACAGCTGCCGATTCAGCTGCTGTAAATAAAAGACGATTGAGAGGTGATATAGATGGTCAGCGTTCAGATATATCAAATAGGTCCGCAGAATCAAAAAATAAACGTGTGGAAATGAGTACTGTTGATAAGATAACAACTCTCGCAGGTTTAGCGGCATTATTCGCTTATTTACAAGATGAAGAAGCTGATATAAACGATACAAGTGGTTCTGATTCTAAAAAAGGATGTGTAATGGCATGTCTTCCTAAAAATTATATCGATTATCACTATGGAAATATAGGAAAGGAAGATTTAATATATTCCACTTTAGATAATCTTAGGGAAGAATTTAGAGAGTTAGAAGTAGAGGCAGAACAACCATTTTGTACTGAAGAAAATTTTGATTGTATGAATCATTGTATAGCCGCATGCGCAAATAGATATGACGGTCGCCCGGGTGATGGAGATGGAGATGAAGATCCTTGGTGGAAAAAATGGTTCCCGGATGTAGATGAAAACCTAATAACGTCCGTTATAGTAGCTATATTAGCAGTCATAATAATCGCCTTCTTAATCATGATATTCTCACTTTACTCTTCATAGCTTAAAGAATTTCCATTCTTTATGTATATGATTCTGAGTATAGACGTGGGAATCAGAAATTTGGCTATGTGCCAATTTAATGAAACATCTAACCTAGTCGTAAATTGGGACGTTTCCGGAATACCTCCCGAGCATAAAGATGGTGTATATGTTTCATTAAGAAAGCATTTAGATGAAAGACCTTGGGTTCTCGAATCAGATATCATTTTGATAGAGAAGCAACCCGATCGTAATAAAAAAATGAAAATGGTTGAACACTTTTTACACGCGTATTTTGTCATAAAAGCTCCAAAATCTGAGACGATCATATACGATGCGAAGTTTAAAATCCCAGATGTAGTGGGTCCCGGGAAAGCGCAATACATGAAACGTAAAAAGGTATCCATAGAAAGATGTGAAGCATTTTTACGCGGGGATGATACGAATAAACATTGGATAGAAACCTTCATGAAGTCTAAGAAGAAGGACGATTTAGCTGATACTGTCATGCAAGCTATAAGTTTCACGAAGCGGGTAGAGCCCAAGAAAAAGGAAAAGATCGTGAAGAAACTTGTTCCCCGAAAACCTAATGAAAATCAAAAGCGTACTAAATATTCCAAATGTAACCTCGCGTACATATATAAAAATAGTCCCGAGTGTGAATGTCTAGAGAATAATAAAAGATTCATGAAAGATCTCAAAAGGTATTATAGATGCATAGATGATCTGATTAAAGAAATGGACCGTTGATAATTCAAAATGCAAGTAAACGTACTAGACCATGGATTCGTGCGACTCGTGGATACTATGCCCAGAGAAAACCTCGACAACTCAATTGTTCAGGCAGCCCGGGTATCTTACGGAGATGGAACGAAGACTTCTCGTGGAGACACTGGACTTATTAGATACCTGATGCGACATTGGCACACGACACCTTTCGAGATGGTAGAGTTTAAGTTTCACATTAAGATGCCCATTTATATCGCACGTCAACATCTTCGCCATCGTACCGCGAGTGTAAATGAAATGTCAGCTCGATATTCAATTGTTCCCAAAGAGTATTACGAACCTTCCGAACTTAGGGGTCAGTCAGAGATAAACCATCAGGGGTCGGAAGGTGTAGTGAACATTGATCAAAATGATATGCATTCGCATCTGGAAAATTCGTTCGACATTTATGAGAAACTTCTGGAAGATGGATGCTGCCGGGAGCAGGCCAGGGGAAATCTTCCTCAATCGACGTATACGGAGTTCTATTGGAAGATTAACCTTCATAATCTCATGCATTATCTTCGCCTACGAATGGATTCTCATGCCCAGAAGGAAATCCAGGAGTACGGTAAAGCTATGTATGATCTAGTAGAACCACTCGTTCCCATAACCATGAAAGCGTTCATGGATTTCAGGGTAGACGCTATTCAGCTCACGGGTCCGGAAATCAGGGCTCTAAACCATGGGGAAATCATCAAATCTCCCGGGGAGCGCAGGGAATTTGAAGAAAAGTTAAAACGTTTAAATTTAAATATCGATACAAAGTAAATGCTCGCCATAACAAATACAATGACCGTATTCGCCGCTGACAAGAAAAATAAGGGATTCAAGAGGCTTAGTAAGAAGATCCAAAAGGAACGTGATACCGACGTGGACAAGATCAAAGAGAAGGTCTCTGATATTTTCCGCGATGAACAGAATCGTATGAAGGGATACCTCGAGGAACATAACAAGCTCATTAAAAAGGCTGATAAGCCCAAGAAGAATGGTAAAAAATCTATTGATTTTTACGAAAAGTAAACCATAAAGTACAGAAAACAAAAAACATCGCCAAAGGTGGATTGTCCCCAAATTTCTCAGCCAATAGAGCGCACACCACGCTGTATTGGACGATCTTAATTTCCTGTCTCGTTTTGATCATAGTACGTTTCATATATCCCCTCGATTTTTGAAGCCCGGATACAGCCGTACTTATTTTACCTATCGTCCCAGGAATCTCCGTCGTTTTCATGAATATATCACCAACATCCACGGATTTTATTATTTGTTGTTGGATCAGGGGCTCTAAATATGTGAAATAGTTAAAGTCTGTATCTAGTTTCAAACATATACCCTCTATAGTCGAAAAGGCTTTTGCGAGGTACACGAAACTACTCGGTACCACGAATGGTTTTTCAATCGCGAGTTGTGCGGCGAGATCATCGTTCACGAT